CCTGAACATTTGTATGACATTGATGCTCAAAACTTAATTAAAAAGTATATTTTCTGTGATTCATTTAACTGCCCACCTTACCCTAGTTTAGAAGAAACACCTGCTGAATTAGTAGATAATTTTTTATTAATAAAACAAGAAATAGCAAAAGCTAGTAAGGAATAATATGGCTAATACATTTACAGAAAGAATAAAACTGATATTAACTGGTGCAAAGAAAGCTACTAGAGATGCTAAGAAATTTGAAACAGGACTGCAAAAAATACAAAAGGCAGCAGTTATGGCAGGTGGCTCATTCTTTGCTGCTCAAGGTATCATTGAAGGCTTTAAAAGAAGTATTGAGTTAGCAGGTAAGTTTGATAATGCTGCAACAGGTTTTGCAAGGCTTACTAGCACAGTTGGTGGCTCTGCTGTTTCTATTAATAAATTAAGAGATGCAGTTGATGGAACTATTAATGATATAGACCTAATGACTATGGCAAACCAAGCACTAACACTTGGTGTAGCAAGTTCAACAACAGAATTAGCTAATATGTTTGATTCAGCACAAAGGTTAGGTAGAGTATTGGGAGTAGACACTAAAAGTTCTGTAGAATCACTTGTTACTGGTATGGGTAGGCAATCTATACAGATGCTAGATAACTTGGGTATAATCGTTAGATCAGAAACAGCTTATGAAAACTACAAAGAAACAATGGGAATTGTAGGCAGAGAGTTAGATGAGCAAGAAAAGAAGCTAGCTTTTAATGAAGAAGCTATGAGGCAACTTACTGAATCTGTTAAAAAGTTAGGTGATGAAGAACTAACAATGGCAGATAAAATATCAGAGGCTAATGCTAGTTGGGATAATTTCTTAACAGATGTAGGAGATGCTTTTAATCCATTCATTAATATAATTACAGGTGGTGTTGATGTTATGAAAGATTTTGGACTATTAATGGATGACTTAGCAGATGCAGAAAAATTTGCACCTCTTGCAAGTAATGTACAAGAAGCTAAAACTGCACTAGCAGAGTTTATGCACGTTGCAGCAGACAATCATGGTATTTTTGAAGGCATGATTAGTTCAGAAGAATTAGCATCTCTAACAACAGAGGAATTTACCAACAGAGTTATATTTTTTGGAAAAGAATTAGATAAGCTTGGTTTTTCAGCACTTGATACACAACTTGCATTTGGATTATATTTTAAAGCATTTGCAGATAATATAGGTAATCAAGAAAAATCTGCTGAATTAATAGATAATCAGAATGTGCAAATGGAAAAGCAGATGAATTTCATGATTCCTTTTATTGATTTAAATGCACAATTAGGCTCTCAAACTGATGTTCAGATAAAAAGAGAAAATGATTTATATGATATAGAACAAAAAAGATTACAAACAAGAAAAGACCAAATTGATATGGCAATGGCATTAGGTGCTGCTGAATTAAAAGGCTCAGAGGCAATTAAAAAAGCATCTGCATTATATGTAACAGATTATATTAGAAAGATTGTAGCTACATACATATTTGAAGCATTTAAGCAAGGAGGGTTTTTTGCAGGACTGGGAGCAGTTGCTACAGGTGCAGGCTTTGGTAGTCTTGTAGGTCAGACAATAAATTCAGTTACAGCAGCAGAAGGATTTGATGGAGTAGTTACAGAGCCTACTTTATTTCTAGCAGGTGAACAAGGTGCAGAGTATGTTGATATTGAGCCTACTACTAATGAAGGTGCAAACAGAGGTGGTGCTACTATTATCTTTCAGGGTAATGTAATGTCACAAGATTTTATTGAAGATGAGGCTATACCAATGATTAGAGAAGCATTAAGAAAGGGTGGAGATATAGGTATAGGTTAATGTTAGAAATACCACAAAAATTCCAAAATGATATACAGGGCAGAGATTATAATCTTACACCACTTATAATTATAGATGATAGAATTTATTTATCTACAATGAGAGTAGAACTGGAAAACATATATAGTCCTTTAGTTAAAAAGATAGGTAGCATTAATCAAAGCATAGATTTAAACAAGAAGAATTTTAAAATATCTAATTTGAATATCAGTTTATATAATGCAGAATATAATGATAATTTACTATTAGATCAGTTGTTTAATCCATCTGCTATTAATAAAAAAGTAGAAGTATATCATATGACACAGTCAGCACAAAGCCTAGATGATTGTTTAAAAGTATATACAGGACTATTAAAACAAGTAAAAGAAAAGGCAAATGATGTAGATATATATATTGAGGATCAGGCAGAAAAAACACTACATAAAAGCCTTCCTATTGAATATGTAAGAGATGATATTGAGGTACCTGATAGGTATAAGAATAAAAGGGTGCCTATGGTATATGGATATGTTGAAAATGCTCCATGTGTTTACTATAATATATATCAATCATCTTTAGAGAATGGAAGCACTAAGTATTCCATAACTCCTGATAGTTTTGCTATAAATTTAATTCAAAATCCTAAAGTATTTGATAATGATATATATTTAAACATTAGACCACAATCTGTATTGTTTTCTCAAGAATCAGCAGGCACTTTATATGAATCTTCTGCAAAAGACCAATTTTCTATTTTAAGTAATATAATATTAGTTGATAAACAATTAAATGTAAGCAGAGAAGATGTTGGTGATATAAATAGTTATGATGGAACTCCTATGGCTTACAATCTAGTAGAAATTACACATAAATCCCCTGTTGTTTTTATAGGTGGAACTTATGATTTGCATTATACAGAATCAGGTCAATTAGGACAAAAGAGAAGTGCTAGTGTGCAGATGTTTGCAGATATTCATGGGAATACTCCATCTACAACAGTTAATGGCTCCTATTTTGATGTAAAAGATTTTGGTGAAATTCCAGAAGTTATTGCTAACCCTGAATATTGGTTGTTTGGTGGCAATACAGGTATAGATACAGCAAACTATGATAATATATATGGTGAAACCATTATGAATTTTGAAGCCACGCAGTTTGCATCAGAAAACAAAATAACAAAATCCCTTCCTACAAGTGATGATGAAGAAAAGGAAGTCAAGGGTTGGGTTAGGTTAAGTTTTTCTTTAGAGGCAGAGGTTTTGGGAATTATTAATAATGCAAGCTATCCTTATTTATTTTTTAGATGGACAGACATAGGTGATCCTCTTTGGAATGTTGATAGCAATGATGATGATGGTGCAGGAATATTTAGGAAAAGTGGTGCTACAAGTCCTAATTCACAAACATCAGATTTAAGCAATAGAGTTTTCAGTATAACACAAAGAGATTTAGATTTTGATTCAGGTAATTGGATTTTAGAGCCACAAAATGATGGATTTAAATACTTAAAGACAACCAATCTAGAGGTAGAAAGATTTGCTATATTAGATGATTTTATAAGTTATGATATTTATGCAGATGTGTATGGTAGAGTTGATAATGTTGATGGAACTTATACTGGAACTCAACAATATACATCAAGTCAGAGGCAAGATTATTTTGAAGGCAGGGTAGATACAGATATGCAAGTAGGTGCAACTGGCAGATTAATTAAAAGACCTGTTGCAAGGCAAATTGCAAAACCAACTAAAAGACCTACAACAAGAAAACAAAAAATTAAAACAAGGACTAAATATTAATGGCTAGTTTAATTTGGGAAGGTGCAGGTTGGATAACAACAACAGAAAACATGAAATTTAGGCTTAAAATGTCTGATGGCACTAATATGATAGATTCTGATGAAGGTGTTGATTTAATTAATATAGTAGAGCAACAAGATTTAAGCAAATTGTCTTTAGGGCAGAATGGAGATTTTAGATATTGGTTAGGGCTGGGCTACCTTGATTATAATTATGATGAGCTGTGGGCTGCTGCTGAAGCATATTATGCAACTGTAAATTTTCAACCAAACAGGTTTGCAAGTTTAGGAGGAGGAGCAGGACTGATTAATGCTTGGGGAACTAACGTATCAGCAGGTGGCATTCCTTTTTATGGAGGTTTTTATCCTAGTGTAGCTTCAGGAGGGCAAGTTGTGGTTGCTGATATATATTGGGAGGTAACTAATTATAGTTGTATTGTAGAATTAGAGGTGCAGTTTGAAATGTTTTCATGGGGAGATGATATAACAGTTTATACACATAGTGCAAGTGATGTGTTCCTACAAAACATAGGGTTAAGCATAAATCCTGAAGCACCATTTGCTTCCTATGTAAGTCAAGGCACAAATGATACTGTTCCAAAAGAATGGGTAGATAATTATAATATATTGGTGGGCTTTGTTTTGACAATGCAAGGAGAATCAACAGGCTCAAAGGATATTTGGGCAGCAGACAGGTCTACCATAGATAGTGCAATAGCAGATGGCAGAATTGCTTTTGATGGAGCTACAATTTCTGTTGCACCTGTTAGTTTTCAAGCTGATGCTTTAGATTATACTGTAAGCATTTTAAATCTAGGCAGACCTGAATTTGTAAATGAAGCACAGCAAGAGCCATTAGAATTACAGATAAAATCACAAGATTATAATGGTGAGATAAAAATTTATTTAGTAGATAATGAAAGTATATCAGAAGTCAATGAAGCTATTGGAGATGATTTAGCTGATTGGTATGGTGAAATAACTGAAGATGTTGTTGCTCAATATGGAACACTAGATTATGATGGACAAAAAATTATAACAGATAACATAGTTGCAGGTGAAACCAAAGAATATGAAATAACCTATACAGCAGATAATGTAAATATTGGACAAACAGATAATATGTCTATTTTTATTAAATATTCAGATAATCAGGGTTTATATAATACAGAATATGATTTACTTCCAATGCAGTCTTTTTATACATATACAGATAATATTGAAATAGATATTATAGATGTGATGGCAGAACACATTGAAATATATAATCCATCAGACATCTTAATAACACAGCCTGCAGATATAATGCACCATATATTTGGTCAAGAACTAGGCTTTGATAAAAACAATATAGACACACCTTCTAAAGCAGAATCTTGGGATCAACATGAAAGATTTGAAATGGCTTTTTCAGTTAATGAGAAAATAGATAGTAAGAAGCTAATACAAGAAATATCTCAATCTTGCAAATCATTGCCTATTTTACTTAATGATAATTTAAAGTTTATAACTGTAAAAAATACATATACAGGTAGTGAAAATATATCAACTATAAAAGCAGATGATGTGTTTAATTATTCATTTTCAAGAACTCCAGTAGATGATATAGTTACTAAAGTAGAGGTAAAGTATAACAAAGATTATGGGCTAGATACATACTTGGATTCTCATATAGCAGAAGCAAGATTACCATTCTACTATGAAAATGGGGATATACATGACAATAATAGGCAAGATAATTACTACAATATAAAAGTTAGTAGTATTGATGGTGAGCTAGATCATGTTAATAGCTTTTTAGACTTTGAATGTCCATATATAAGGGATCCATATTCAGCTAGTGTATTAGGAGATTATTTGTTTTACTGGAATGTCAATCAACATAATATAGTAGATTTAAAACTCCCTTTAAATTATTATGCTTTAGAGGTTGGGGATTTAATTGAATTTGATAAAATGATGTTAGGTAAAAAAGCCTATGGTGAAAAATATGTATTAGGAGATAATGATAGTATGCCTGTAAGAGCAGGGCAATATATCTTGCCTTTGTTTATGGTTACAGAAACTAAAAAAGGACTGGATTCTATAAAAATTAAAGCTATACAGTTACATCACATGGCTAATGATATGCTAAACTATAAAGGAGAAACCTATCAGTACATAGATTTACTAGGAAGAACACAACAAAGTTTGCTAGGAAGTGGAGATGTTACAGGTGATGGGCTTGCTGATATTCTTGATGTTGTTATTATAGTACAGGCAATAATAGGTAATGAAACTTTAACAGATGAGCAAATTGGATTAGCTGATGCTAATTTTGATGGGCAAGTTAATATTTTAGATGCTGTGATTTTAGTAAATAGGATAATAAGCTGATGATAGATAAAATTAATACATTAGAAAAGCCTGTAGCATCACAAGGAACAATTAAATATGGTGATGGCAATGTGTTTTTTGAAACCAATGGTGAGGTTGCTGCATTTGAAATTGATTATATAGGTGCTATTAAAGGCATTAAAAAGCTAGGAGAGGGCTGGACTATCAAAATAGGAAAAAGTAAAGCTGTGATATTTAGTATGGCTCAATCAGAGCTATCTGAATTATTATTTACTTATGTAGGTGAACTAGAAATAACGAGGTGCAAGTATGTTACTTGGGATTTAAATGCACACCAAGCTAATATTGTTAATGTGTCTAGAGATACTTGGAACTCTAATTATAGTGAATTTCAATCAGATGCAAGAAAACCTGAAGAAATAGTATCTAAAACAGTTATAGGAAGAAAAGTTAAAAAATCAAGTATTTAGGAGAAAAGAATGGCTAGAAGAACTATAGGAAAACCAAGATTTTATGCAGATGTCTTGCAATATTTAAAAGTATTAGGGTATCATGAAAGCAATGATAATCCTGAATTATGGAATTTAGATCCAACTAATAACAATGAATATAATGAGGCTACACACACATTTAATTTTAAAGAAGATAGTGCAATATCTAAGCTAGTAACTGCAATACCACAATCAGATGTTTCAGGTGTTTATGCAGGTGTTTTAGGGCATAATTTAGATACTAATGATACCATATCATTCTCTGCAAATGATTCTGATTTTACAGCAACTCAAATAGTTAATTGCACAGGTGGTAATACTCCAGAATATAATGGCTATTCTTTAGTTAATATTACAGAAGGTGCAGAAGATATTTTTAGTCAAATTAATTTAAATGTTACTTCTAGTGAATCTAAAAAACTAGGAAGCATTACTTTTGGTAGGTGGTTTGAGCCTGAATTTGCTTTTGAAATACAAGCATCTGTATCTAATAATTTTGAGGGGATCAAGACACAAACAACTATAGGTGGACATAGTATTACTAATATTAATCATTTAGGACAACCCAACTGGGCTAATGGCTTACCTGCTTGGGCATTAAAAAAACAAGATAATTATGATTATAATCTAGGTGGCAAAAAAGGAAGAAGGCAATGGGAGGTGGGCTTGAGTTATTTATCTGATGATAAGCTATTTAATAAAGCAGACAATCCTGATGAGTTCTTTACTTATGATGAAGATGAGGACACACATACATTTGATACATCATTAGCATCATTCTATAAATTAACATTAAATGGAAAATTACCATTTATATTTACACCTGATTTTACAACTAAAGAATTTGCAATATGTAGAATTACCAACAAACCCTCCTTTAAACAGGTAGCAAATAACCTGTTTTCAACCTCCCTTGTTCTGACAGAAACATGGTAAACTAACAATACGAATCGCACAACAATTAAGGCTCTTTTTAGAGCCTTTTTTGTTACTACATATATAATAGTTATAATTATTTCTCCTCTATAAACTAAAAAAACTTGTTTTTATTATGTATTTATAGTTATATTTAGGGAGGTTAAGAGAAACAAAGGAGATTAAAATGTTAGATTTAAGCTATAAAGCATATACAAATAAAGATTATTTAATTGATGAAATATGGGCAAAAATGTCAAAAAGTAACCCTTTAGAAACAAAAGAATATCATAAAAAACAATTAAAAAAATTAACTAACAATATGTTAT